TGCGCCCTCTCTGCACTAAATATCTTTTCCTGTTTTGCTCTAACGGGAACTGCTTTTTTAAGTGCTTCAGTCATTCTTTGCACAGGGTCAATTACTTCGGCTTGTTTCGTGGGAATAGCTGCTGGAACTTGCGCCCCCGCGGTAACTTGGCCTGCTGGGGTGGGAGCGGGTTGTACTCCTCCAACTCTACCCTTCCTGGTAAACTCGATTGCAAATTTCTTAAATGATGCTTTTCTGCCTGCGGGTAACTTCTTAATTATCTTTGCAAAATCTTTGCCTTTTTCTAACTCGGCAAATAACTGTTCATCCGGAAGGCTCGCTAAACTTCTTGCCCTCACTGCGGGTATTTTCTTAAACGCTTTAACCGCAGAACGCACAGCACTTGCCCCAATCTGCACCCCTATTAAAGCTAAAGTCATTGGGTCTGTAGAAAGATTTGCGAGTTCTCTTGCCAACATACTTTGTAATTCAGCTTCTTCTTTGAAAGGAGTAACTTTAGGAGACAGAATACCAAAAGGTGTTTTTTTCATAAAAGTTTCTATGCCAGTTTCTTTTGGGAATTGTTCGGGATCTTGGAAGTCTTCAATACCTGTAAGAGATTTCCTAAACTTTTTTGTTCCGGTTTCTTTTATCTCGGGAGACTTTGCAAATATTTCCGCGAATGGAGATTTACCGACGAATGGTTTGAGTAATTCCTTGCCAACACCTACAACTTTTTCTCCGATGCCCGGCTTCTTTTCTGCCAACAAGTCTCTTGGTTGAGATGCTAATAAATCTCTTGGCTGGCTTGAAGCTAATAAGTCTTTAGGACCTTCCTCGGCCAGCAGGTCCCTTGGTTGTGAATTTGCGAGTAAGTCCCTTGCCACTTATTTATCTCCCTAATCTTTTCAGTAATTCCTCTCTCGTAAGTTCAGGATGTTGGCTTAATGTAAATGCTATATCCGCTTCAGTTATTCCTTGAGGTGCTCCAGTTGTATCTTGGATGGTGGTGGGAGGAGTCTCAAGGGGGGAAGTAGGGGTTTGTCCTCGAGATTGTCCTCCCGTGAAAAAATTTGAAAGAAATGATAAAGGATTAGTTCCCTTCTGTTTTGCTCGCGATGCCCCGCCACCAGTAGAAAGTTCTTCTATTAGTTGCTCTATGGGATCCTTCACGCCAAGTTCACTCTTTGTCTTTAAGGTTTTCCTTTTTTCTTCCCCTATTACCTTCTCAAGCTCTTTCTTATAAAGAAAATCCTGGTTTAATACGTTTAATGATTTTTCTAATTCAAACTCCTCTTTTTTTCTACCCTGATCTTCTTTATATCTGCGCGCTTGAGATTCTTTAAAACTTGAAAGAAGAATGTTGAAAGGATTGTTGCTGCTCGCTTGTTTACCTGCTAGTACGCCTTGCCCAAAATTTCCCATATAAACTCCTTTAGTTACCTCTTATAAAAGGTATTTTTTTCCTCCTGCCGGTTACATCTGAAAGACTTAATAGTGGATCGCTTCCACCCTTGGTATTACTTAATAATTCATCAAAACTTGAAGTAGTTGGTTGGTCTTTTTTATAAAGGTCTGTAAATAAGTCTCCTGCGACTCCACCGGCAACATCGCCTATTGCGCTTAACCCTCCTGCTGCTGGACTCTGTATTCCTCCTCTAAATCCTTGTATGCCTATAAGCTCACTTGTAGCTCTGTCTCTTGAGGTTTGGGCTGTACCAAATACATTTGTAGCCACATTCGCAGATCTGCCCTTTGCTCCGGCTGATAATTGTTCCATTTGAATGAGAAATTGATCCAATTCATTTCTTGCTTGGTCTTTGGCGGATAGTGCAGCTTCCCCGACTACCCCTGCCTCTCCCCTAGCTTCTTTAGATAAATTCTGGAATTGACTTGCCAAAGCAGACGCACTCGCTAATGATTGCTGTCTGGCCTGTTGTTTTGCAATAGCTGATTTTATCGCTAAATCCACACCGGCTCTCCCAAGATTTTCAAACCTTATGCCGCCTTCAGGTGTACCTCCAAATACTCCCCTGCGGTTAGCTTCTTGATTTACAGCCAGCCTTGCTTGCTCTAATTCAGGCCCAAGTGTGCTCTCAAAAAAAGCACCAGGGTCTTGGATTTCTGCTAATACTTGATCTCTTAAAGCAGCCGGGATGTCTCCTTCTGCTGTAAACAACTCTTCTCCTGTCATGCCAAAGCGTTCTGCGATACTGTCAAGCAAAGCTCTTGTGTTGGGGCCAGCCTCTCTTAAAAGCTCTTCTCCGGGTAAACCCTCCCTGCGCTCTAATTCCGTTTGCCTCTTAGCCTCAAGACCCGGTTCCCCGTCTTCTCCAAATATTCTGCGTTCTCTGTCTAGTTCTCCTGGGGTTAGACCAAACTTTTCTTCTAGTCTCTGTTGTTCTGCGGTTGCTTGTGACTGTTGTTCTCTTGCTAAAGCCTCTGCTTTACTTGCTGCACTTTTTTGGGCCTTGGAACTAATCACTGTTGAGGCTATTACCGCCGTTCCTGCTACTGCTGCTGCTGCAATTACTGGTACTGGCATAATATTTTCTCCTTTACCTTAAAAATATTTAATTTCGTCATATCAATACTGTTCCAACATACATTATCAGGATGTTCTTTTTTAATAACTTGTTTTAAGCCTTGTAAAATTGTCCTTGTACCATCTGCCAATAAATATAAAAAGAAAATATTATTCCCATTACCGCTTAAAATCATATTTATATCTTCTGGTTTAGAAACGTCATAAGTTCGTGATTTTATCTTATCCATTGTTTCATCGGAAATCCTGGCGTATAAAGCAGTACCCATAAACTTGCCATCTTTTTTAATAGTAATGATTTTATCTGCATTCCTATCAAGGAGACTTAGTATTTGCCAATACTTTGCCTTACTCTGTATGTTAGGATACCGCGAATAAATATAATCACAAAGTTCAATCATCGTTAAGTCACCTTAGTTTTTTTCTTCCACGCGGTTCCCCCTAACGCAACTAATGCCGCAGCTAAAGCCGCAAGCGATAAACCGGAACCATCATTTTTTGCCTCATCTAAAGCAGTTTTTAACTCGGGGTCGTCTACTGATAATTCTTCGAGCCTCGCAAGCACTTCTTGTTTGTCGGCCAAATTATCCTTAAATCTCTTTATCTCTCTTGCCTCTGTATTTTCCTGGTGTTTTTTTAGATCAGTTGTGCGTTTATCTTTTCTTGCTTGAATTACCACCTGTCTTGCTTTTATAACTTCGGTTGTCCATACAGTATTTGCTATCTCTTTAACCTTGATATTTTCGTTTGTTAAATCAGCACCAACTTCAAGGCAATGCCGATGATTTCTTTTTATTTCTACGCCATCTTTAAATGTTGTTGTCACTTTCTTAACCTGCAATCTTCCATCTGCAAGAACCTCAACTTGATAACTTTCTGTTGCAAAAACAAACGCTGTCATTGAACAGAATAAAACCAATGTTAGTAATGTTATCCTCATAATATCTCCCTTATTGTGCTATGTAATGACCCATTAGTAAAACTCTACTTGCATTACCAAGATTATTCTCTGTTAGGGTTGTATTTGTCCCGCCTTCTGTTATTTCGTGAAGCCCAATGATTGTATCATTATTATTGAGATGACAATAATAAACATCGGCGAATGTAGCATCAAAAAGAGACATACTTGGCACACTATCAAACGCATCACCGTTACCCACCACAAAAGGCAACCCTGTTATAGTGGCATCCCCGGTAGAATCACCATTATCTGTTAAAATAATATACACTTTAAAAAATACTCTATCTCCAATTTTAGTATATTTCCCTGCTTGTTGACTATAAGTAGTATTTGTTGAAGCCCCGCCAAACTCAAGTTCTGGCGTAAATGTCCCTTCTTCATAATCATCTAAAGTATTTACATCTGCACTCGGGTTATCAATACTGGGGAATTTTATTTGCCCACCAGTAAAAGAAACTGTGGGTCCAGAAATAACATCTGTGATAATAGTGCCCACAGTAAAAACTGTCATATTGTCAACTAAAATCTTACCAGCCGTTCCCGGTGTTAAAAGTGTACCTTCAAAACTTATTCCAGTTCCGCTTAATACAATCGAAGATGTAACCCCGTCTGTTGATAGTATCCAGTTATTAGCAGTATCGTCATATTTTATAAATGGTTTATTAGCATCAGCATTATTGGCATTTATGGTTTTATCTCCCACAGCTCCATCGCCTACATTCAAAGTATTTGCTGTTTGGTTTATATCTATATGATCATGGGCATTAAATTTTGTGCTTACCTCGTTATTCCTTGCATTTTCATCTGCTGCCGTAATAGCCGTTCCCGAAGAAGCTGACGGAGAAATTGACATGCTATTCGTTGGTGCAGCCATGACTTTCATAGTAAACATTAGTCCTATCAAGACAAAGATAATTTTCTTATTCATGTAATCTCCTTTTATATTTGTTGCCAGGTTGTATCGCTATCAGTATTTACCCATAAAGTAAATGTCCCTGAATTATTATATAAAACTGGTTGCCCTAGTACCCCTTTAAGTGTCCCATTAGGAGCTGATGTAACGACATCCATTCTATTTATTCCATTATATATTTCAGAAAAATATGCTTGTTCCTGTGCTGGTTCCCCTGATAATGGGGGAGGCGTAGAAATAGTTGCTCCTATTGTTCCCGCAATAAAAAACCCTAAAACGATTCCACTTATAAAATTTCTCATAGTCTATCCTGCTGTTCTACATAAATTTGAAATCCCTTTACCTCAACCGGTTCGTCTAAATTAGAATTTAAAAAATTAACTTGGAAAAACTTTCCTTCCTTGTTTACTTCAATCCTTCCTATGATGACATTCTGCCCGCCATATATATCCGTATCAAAAATAGCAGTGTCCCATAATGAGCTGTCCCCTAAAAGATTTATATTCTCTGTGGTGCCTGTTCCTTCAAAATCCCTCCTTGTTTCTACCGTTAAATCATAATCCCCCTTTTGTGAAGCATATACATTTAGCAGCTTCCAATCTTTATCTGGATTTAACTCGGGGAACCTATATTGCTTGGTAGTATAAAAAGCGTCAATAGCTGTGCCATTATCATTAGTTCCGGAAGGATACTTATAAGCAAGCCCGCCGTAATCCCCAAAAACTAGCATGTCTTTTCCATTGCCATCATCAGCAACGGTCATAGCGTTAGCATTGATTCCACTAAACCTTGTCCACGCCTGATTAAAGCTATCAAATAATAAAATGGAATCGTGCATCGAAGCGCTTGATGTCGAAAAAGAAATATAAAAATTCTTGTCAAATTGCTCTGTTACTGAATATTGCCACCTTGAAAAATTAGCTGTATCCCGCGTTCCTTCTACATTTTTTGAGATAAGCTGTACTCTTATTGCTCCATCATAAATGTATGAATCACCTTTCCCGTCGGTAAAAAAGAAACTATTGCCTATTCTTTTTACTGCATTCGGAGAGGTACAGCCAATTCCTGATACCATTCTCTGTAATTGAAAATTGTCTTTATCGTCACCGCTCAATCTCCAAATAGAAGTGTCTTTAAATATATACAAGGAATCAAACCCAGGTATTATAGATCTGATTATAGATCCGTCGTCTGTGTCCAATGCAACATTGCCGCTTATACCCGTTGTCCAATTTTCAATATCACCAACATCAGAAAAATAAAGGGTGGATGGGTTTGAGTCGTTGCCGGCTGCAAAACCCATGTTTTTATGAAAAGCTACTACAGAAGCGTTTGGTGGGCTTCCGGCCAATAGAGCAGCATTACCAACTTCAGACCATACATAAGGAGCAGTAGAATTTAAACCATCCTCGATTATTATGGCATCTTCTCCTACAGCAAAGGAGGAGAGGTTGTCTTGGCCTATGGCGAAAGACAATGTGCCGGTAATATCATCCCATGTTCCATCCGGACCGCCCCCAACCCCATAATCCATTTTAAAAATCTTATTGTTATCGGCTACACTAATGATATATTTTGAACCCGACGTAGGTGCGTAATAACTAATTCCAGTGAATGCAGGTGTACCACTTAGCGCTACTGAGTTTAATGTTGAGGTTCCGGCCCTAGTCGCAAAACTGCCATAAGTTGATAGGGTCATATTTTGTACGTCAGCAGCTTCCCCATCCGCTATCGCCGTTGGCGCAGACACATCATTTATCCCGCCTGAATTATCAAAAAAATCAAAATGGGCCCAAGTAATTTCAGCATGAGCGAAATTAATGAATGAAAGAACTATTAATATTGTACTTAATATAATTTTCTTCATGATCTATTATAAGGTATCGGCACGTTATATCCTGCCGGTAAATTAAACCTCCTTCTGTGAAAGAATAAATCATCCTGGGAAGACCTCGGCAACGAAACATTGCGATTTATATTCCCAATTCTTTTCCAAACATTTTCTATTTGTGCTTGGAATAAAGCCTCTTGTTTGGTGGCCTCTGTTTTATCCTTAGTCATCCATGCCCATATAAGACCGCCTGTTATCAGCACATATTGATACTTCTCTGGGAAATCCGGTATGTCTTGATCATTAACCAATGGTGCTGCTATCCTCTGATACCTGAAATATATATGCTGCACAATGTCCGGTATTTGGAAAAACTGCACTATTAAATTATCCAAGTGAAGAATGAAAGACGCTCCTGTTGCCGCAGAGACTAATCTATCATAAATTGTTATCTGAGTATTACTATCAACTGATTTAACAGTATACACATTTGCGCCTATTGTTATCCTGGTGCCCGCGCTTAATCCTTCAACTGAAAGCCATGATGTCCCTACGCCCGTTAACGTACTGGTATTTACTGAGCCGGACAATGTTCCTGTAGTATTCTCATCTAATTGTGAACCAATAAGTATTTGAAAATTAGGGTTCCCTTCGCTTGTCGGAGTGGGTTCGTAAACATCAAACGCAGTATCAGGTATCCCTATTAAAGCTACCCCGTCTTGAATTTGACGCATTACTTTATACACATCTAAATCTGCTGGCAACTTATACTCATCTTTAAAAATCAAGAAAGTAGCCTCTGTATCAGTATCGCCCTGGTATACTACTTCTAAGGTCAGATTATTCGCATCAGCAACACTCTTAATGACATAAAATGCGTTGTCTCCCTCCACTCTTAACTTCCTTCCTACCATAGCCGATGTAAACGCGGTGGTAGTACCCACAACGGCGGCAGAACCATTATTTACTTCAATAGTTCCTGTTTCATAAGTTGCAACTGTTGTTATAATGCCTTTGCTGTTTAAGTATGGAAGATTAAACGCTGTAGCTCTATCGAGCGCCATCTGGATACCACTTTTAATTAATGTATCTTGAGATTGCACATTCGATATATCCTTTATCGCAGAAAGTATCGTCGAGAATTGGAACCTTGGCATAATAGTTTCCTTTTATTTTTTTACCTTTTTAGATGGTTTTTTCTTAGCCGCTTTCTTTTTTTCAGTTTTAGGAGCCGATCCAAGTTCTGCAAGTTTTTTCTCATATTGCTCTATCAATAACTTTGCCTTTTTCTGATCGGTTAATGATTTTGTTTTAGCTGATGCCGCATTTTTCTTTTCCTCGGCAAACGCTTTTTTCTGTTCGTCCAATGCTTTAACTTGATCTTGGATAACAAGCGTATCACTATCCCGGGTTTCTGCTGTACTCAATAACTCTTGAGCCTTTTTACGAATGTTCTGTGCTTCATTTTTAAGCTTGATACATTCTCTATCACAAGCTTGTTTTGTCGCTCTTGCTGATTTTTCAGCATCCCCTAAAATCTTATCCCTCTGGTTCACCAAAACTTCTATTTCTGAGGATACAAATTTCTTTCTTGAATCCAGTGCCTTTAATTCACTTTTAATCAGTTTATCAATTTCGCTCATCTTTCTTTTCCTCCTCTAATAGTTTCTCCCAATTATCACAAATAACCTCTAATTCTTTAATCCTTTTGCCTTGCTCTGCTATGACATCTTTTGATTCATCATGGGTTTTATCATGTTGCTTTAAGCCCATAAAATTTTCTTTCTCTATTTCAAAAGACTTTATTTCAGTCTGAAGTTTCCCTATCGTATCGTTCCATTCTTTTTCCTTGGCTTCTGTAGCAATGGCGACACCTTTAAGTCTGTCTCTTTCAATATTTACTTCTTTCCATGCAACATCGGCAGAATTGATTATCTCTTTTGCCTCTTTTAATTCTTCTCCAATTTTCCTTTTGTACTCCTCAAAATTGGATCTCTCTAAATTCAACTTGCCATATCTTTCTTCTAAATCAAACGCTCTTGCTTCTCTTCTGTCCATCCCAATCTTGCGCTGATTTATGCTTTGCTCAAGAATCTCAACTTGGTCGATTCTCTTTTCTACGGCAACTCTTTTTAGCTCGATGCGTTTTTCTTCTGCAGCATAAGTCGTCATTCTAGCCTGATGACGATGCTTTTCAGCTTCCTCATCCTGGAGGTCAGCAGAATGCGCTATTGCCTCCTGCCCGTTCCTGGCAATTTGAAGTTTCTTAATATCCTCCTCTAATACCTTTTTAACTTTTTCCAGGGTTCCTATATCTTCTAAATCCTTTTTTGTTTTTTCATCTGGTTTGATTTCTTTAACTTGTTCACTCATACGATTCACCTTTCCTCATTATGGCCTCAAGCGCCGCTACATATATTATCCCTGTTAACGCCAGTGGCGCTATCCTCATAGGGAAATTTCCTTGACAAATAAATAAAAATGCCGCAAAAGAACTAGCAAACCCTACGATCAACATATTCTTTTTCGTGTAAAAAATTCTTTTTATCAAATCAAACACATACATAAGTACAAAAAATAAAAGAACCAAGCCTCCATCGTGAACTATCTGCAACGTTTCAGAGTGGGGAGATAACGCTACCCGGCCATATAAAGGACGGTACATGTTAGAGGCAAAATTACCTAATCCCTTACCGAACAATGCTGTATCTTTGCACCATCCTATAACCTGTGGCCACATCTTAAGCCTATCCCCGTCACTTAGATAGTGTGGCATTTTTATTAATATAAAAATAAAACCCATAAATCCGATTGCTGTTAATATAGATAATAATTTCCATTTTTTAGATAATAGAAGATAGAAAAATAATCCTACACCGCAAGCAAGAAAAGATAAAGAGCTTCCGGTTAAATAAACTGCTAACAAACAAAGTAAATAAATAACTTTATATTTTTTCTCTGTAAACATTAAACATAGAGGAGATAGTGCAGCCAAGAAATTACCTGTAAGATTTTGGTTCCCCATAGTAGTGATTGCGGCAAACCCAGAGAATAGTTTAACCGCTTGAGAATTACATATTGGGTCCAGCGCTAACACCTGTATGAACGAGTATATTGAAAACCCAAACGCTGTCCAACACAGCATCTTTGCCATATCAACCCATCTGGCTAAATTATCTGTATACTCAACTAATGTCTGTATTATCCACAGAGAGAGTATAACATTTATAAACGGTCTGATTAGCCATAAATTCCAAACTACCGGTGTTCCGGGCCGCCCATTTGTAATAGGCAAATAAAAATACCATATAAAGGATATAGCGCAATGGATTAAAATTATTGCCAGCCATTTATTTTTGAACGTAATACTTTTGGGTTGCGTAGAAATCCATGATGCTCCAATAAAACAAAACCCGAATAAATTGAATACCATTTCTTTGGGTATCCAAAATATATCGCCAACCCCACGCATAGGATTAATCGCTATTGCCGTTAAAATGAATAGTATATAAAAAAATATCCACATAGTTAGTTAGAGGGGAAGGGGATAAATCATCCCCCATCCCCTCCCTTTCGATTTAATCTGCTCCTGTTGGTGCTATCCAAATGATAATCTTATCTCCGTCAGTTGCATCGCCTGCTTCTAAGGCAATACCTAGGTTACTTCCTCCACCTACATACCCACGGTTAGGCCCATCATCTGCCAGAATCTTGATAGAAGTTCCTACCGATGCTCCTGAAGATACTGCATCGGATTTGTCATTGACAAGAGTATCAACCGGTCCGCGTACAACAATTATACCGGGAGAACCAACAGCGATAGTAGTCTGGACTTCAGCAATAACTCCAACTACTAATACGCTATCTGCGCCTGATACAACTGTTATATAGCCACCGAGGGTGGTGCCCGCAGTTGCCGAAGTATCTAAAATAACTGCCATTCCGGAAGAAAGCACAGAACCAGAGTTATTAAAGAACACTTCAGTTTCCTGAAGCTGCCGATAGTCAGAACCGTCACCGGCAAACGCTACTCCACTAAATGCAAATACTGCAATTAACAGAGCAATGAACATAATCTTATATTTCATTTTAGCCTCCATTAGTCAGTATCCGCGTTTAGTAAAACACCGTTTCGTCCGAGGTTAGTCATGATTGCATTCCCGGCCCACAATACATAAGTAACCAGATCATCAGCACCTTGAGACTTGATGAAGTCACCTATTTCTGCGTCTCTTCCTTCTCTTACGAAAAGACGATAATACTTGGCTATGTTCAAAAAATACCCGAAATTTGCAGGACAAGCATCATCCGCAAATACTAAGGCATTCTTATACCGGATATTACCAAATCCGGCATCTATCATAGCTTCTTTACCTGCTGCAATCCCCACAAGAGGAAGATTGATGGTATAAGAAGTTGACAGATTAGCCTCGAAGTTATCCATAGCTGCACCTGTTAACACAACTGTGTCTATAACTTCATTGAATCGTGATGTTTGACGATACAGGGTTCTAAATCTTGCTAACCCGTTTGCGCTAAAATCACTAGACACATTAGCGGACTGATGACGCCATTTCGCTAACGTAGCCCTACTCAACTTTCCTACTGTCCCTGATGTAGTAGATGTAGTCAACATATTCTGTAAGCCAGTAATTTTTCTCAAGTCGGTTTCATTCGCACTTGAAAAAAGACCTATTTCTTTTCCGCCAATAGATTCAGTCATTGCTAATTCTGCTGTTTGTAAAAACATCTCAACTAGATCTATTTCATTACCCTCTGGGGTCTTGATCATATCTGAACCGGAAACCTGCACTGGAACTGCAATCTGTTTCCATTCATAGATACATGACGTTACTGGATCTCCTCTTACCGGAGTTAACGGATCTAAGTCAGTATAACCTTGAGCTACCGGAAGTTCTTTTATGATGCTGAACCTAAGATGTGGTTTTCCGCCAGTTCTGATTATAGCGTTCATATCCTGCAAACGATATAAAAGCGCTGTCTTAGTTGTCGCGTTATCAAACAGAACACCTTGGGCTTCATCAGCTACGATTGAGAATATTCTCTGATATTCTCTGGTTACTGATAAATTACCTGCCATTTAATACTCTCCTTTGGTGTGTAGACAGGAGATCATTTCTTTCCCAAGCGTTCTTTAATTCTCTTCATTACATCGCCAAAATTCTTTCTACCTCGATCATCTTTTCTTACCTCAGTAGTCGGAATGAATGTTGATGAAGGCCCGCCTGGTCCTGAACCATCTTTCTTCCTGTCAATTTCTCTCTGTTTATTAATTTCAGCCTGCTTTAAAAGAGCGGCTTTAATTTCAGAGTCGTCTGCAAAATGATAGAGAAGTTTAGAGACTTTCTGATTTGGATATTTTATCGCATGAGACACAATTTCTCTCTTATGCTTGGCAACCAAATCTATCCCAAACTCTTCCTCTAATTTTTTCACCTGAACTTCTATAGTACTTGCATGTCCCAATAACGCCGTGCTTTCAACTGTAGCGAGTTTTGTCTGTAATTCCAGTATCATCTTCTCTAGCTCCGCAGTTTTTTCACTAGCATTATTGCCAGGCGCCTCTTGCTGAACGATTTTTCTGATTAATCTTAGTTGCTCTCTTCCTGCCGGATCCGCAGTTTCCTCAATCAGTTTATCAATTTCTTTCAAGTTAGCATCCTTAACTACAGGATTAATAACCTTGCCCGCCTTGGTATCATTATATGCTTTCGTCATAGCTGCTTTAAGTTTTGGGTCGGCCTCCATCTCATTGAATACTGAAGACAGTGCATCAACCCTAACTTTTTCTTCCGCGAGGGAATCCTTATCCTTTTTGAGTCCCTCCATAGATTGAGCATAGTGTTTACCTTGTTGGGCGTAATTAACCAATTCTTCTTGAGTAACTTCGATTTCCTGCCCGTCGACTTTTATCGTGGTTTTTTCTGGTGCATTTACTTCTCCTCTGTTATTAAAAGGAAAAGGTGCAACCTTACTATTCCACAATAGGTTCTTCAGGACTTTATTAATCATGTTCATCATTCCGACACTCCTTATCTAGTCGTACTTTCGCATTGGACTATTGGTTTGTGTATATTTCGGGGAGCTACCCCAAAATTTCTTTATTTTTTACCAGTAAAAGGTTGCAGATTTTTCGCCTGATTCGATGGTCCATTAACTATCGAAGTCGTAGGTGATTTAGGTGCGCCGCCTTTTCTGCTCACGTCACGAGGGTTACTTACCCTTTTAGGGTTATTTCCACCTGCCATGATGTCCTCCTTTCTCTTTTTAAGTTAACGTTTCTTTCCACGTACAAAATCAAGCATCCCATGTTTTGCGGGGATTATCTTTTTCATCTGCGCAGCCTGCATTTTTGCAATATGACTATCCACTCCCATCTTTCCCATATCACATAATCCATAACCTGTCACCGCATCCGGAACATTGGTTTCAAATCCAAACTCTTTTGTCTTTGTGTTGAAAAATATTTTAATGAAACAATCAAACGGATTTTCTTTATTTTCTTCTGTGTTATTGATTCCTTCTACCTTTTCCCCGGGTTCCATATTAACCTTTCTTTGTTTGCTAGAAATATCTTTTCTGCTATCTTTTTCCTGTTCCGGCCATCATCTTCTTTATTTATCCTTTTTCTAAACCTTGCTTCATCCATGCACTCCTTTGGTGACGCATTTGCATAACCATGTTCTTTAAGCATTTTTTCATAATGACGCTTTGATCTAATTTCTACCGGTGTTGGTCCGAATATTTCAGCATTAAAGTAATACGCCTGGTCTTTATGTGTATTAAACGCTCCTGTTACCTGTATCCCTATGCTCGGTGCTTTATTAAAACATCCCTTGCAAAGTTTTTTTCCATTAATTTTGTACGGAGTTTCCAGTTCCTTTTTGCACTGTTCACAGTTTGAACACGTCTTACCGTTCACCGCTACTGTGAAACTTTTTTCTTGCCAACTACAACCGGACATTATCTCCCCCCCTGTTCTCCGCCAACTCCCCGGCTACTTCTTACTGAACCAACTATGTCAGGGAATGCAGTAACCCCTCCCCTGCGTTGGTCCGGGTTATTGGTCTGTGGGGCTATTTTGCTATCTCCTCTTTGAGGTAAAACATTTGGATTCTGTGCTTCAAAATTCTGTTTATGTTTTAATAGGTGCTCATCCATCTCTTTAGGTATCTCTAGCCCAGGAGTTTCGTAAGCCTGAGAATGAACCTGCATATGCAACATGTGGTTTTCATTCGGAGATACTACTTGTGGCACGCCCTCTAATAATAATTTATTTTCTTCCTGCGCGGCAGCTATCTCTTCCTCATCATGCCCAAGCACTGCTCTTTCAATGTCTCTAAAATTAAACTTCTTCAATAACTGCTTTAAGAGTATAGATTCATTGAACCTCCCCGGGAAGTTCGCTTTAATTACGCCCATTAAATCCGTCCATTGTTTCCTTTCTACTGCCTCGTCCTTTGCCGGCCTCATTGAACCTGCTTCTATACTGAATCTTAAAAGCCTGTTTATGATCTTTCTTGCTTCATTCCTAGGGACTTTAGTTATGTCCGGCCATTGCTTGTCAGTGGGCACTTCCCCAATAACCTCTTCCACGTCTTTTTTATTTTTAAATTCCCATAGCAAAGCAGCTAAACCCTTCCCTACTTCAGTAATAAAATCTTCAACTACATCCACCTTTTCCGATTGCCTTAATACGGCGCCAGCTCTAACATTCTCACTTTCAGTCGCGGTCTGCACTCCTCTTGCTACACCTAGAAGCTGGTTATATCCGCTAATCCTCATCAAGCTTTCAAGGATAATGCCTCTCAACGCATAAAAATCTTTAGGCAATGCAGGCGGGGTGAACCCTTTAACAAATTCCTCTGAAATTTCATCAAGCAAAACAAAATCTATATCACTCGCTTTTTGTATTTTATCAGCCTGCGCTGGAGTTACCGCACCATTTTTAGCAATTATTAATGTGCCCGCTCTTTTTCTGTGCTTCATCATCGCAGTAGTTATGAACGATAGTTCTTTTAATTGAGGTATAAGAGGAACTATATCTGATAACCCGAAAGAGTGACAGTTATTATCGGTCTTGGGGATCTCATTAAAAATCAGAGGATAAAGCACATGCCCTTCATTAAGATAATCCCAATTATTTTCATGTATAGCATCTTCATCAAATCCTTTTATAAGAGTAAATCTTTTCCTGCCGACTTTATCAAAAATATGATATAAAGTTATCGGAGTAAGTTCAAAATCAATCTGAGTAAAATCTATGCTCTTCGGCAATGCCGTTAAATTGTAAGCCTTGACCGAGCTGATTTTATTATGCACCACACCTAATTGCCTGATTTTATCTTTATGTTTATACGACGGGTTATCCAGTACAATGTCTAAAGTAGTGTCCTCTTCTACGATCATGTACGGCGATTCTCTTATGTCATGGTATCCATTAGGCCACATCACGTCACGGCTTGACCTGTGATTTAAAAATACATCATCCTCTTTTATTGTCTCGTCGAGGATTCCCTTTTGCTCTTCTACTTTCTCATTACCGAGTTTTTTCAATTCAGGGAACTCTTGCTCTATTTCTTTTTCCTGCTTTTTCTTTTCTGATATAAATAAATATCCTATTTCCAAAAATCCCGGGGTCTGTAATATAGCATCCAGTATCGCCTGCTTTGTTTTCTTCTTTCCTTTTTTAGTTCTCCATGTATCATTCAGCATCAACTCCATTGTCTCCGCGAACTCCCCAAGTTTAGGATTTTTAGTTCTAATAAAGAAGTTTGGATCTCTGGAATAAGAAGCGGAAAGAACAACCTGGACATATTCATAAACAAAATTCTCGTCTATCATCTCCCCGTCTTGGTTGAAAACATTGCCAAAGAAAGAACTGGTATACATCTTAACTATTGTATCCCGTTCTTCTTTTTTTGTATTACGAAGATCTATAGCTCTGCTTACCCTTTGGAACCACATTTTTACTTTATTTGATTTCATTTTGTCTCCGTATTAAGTTTTATCATTGGCATATCCATCGGCACCCATTCCCATTTCTCGTCCACTTTAGTAAGCAAACTCATGGCCGGGTATGATAACTTAAAAGATTTATAACCCTGGTTTTGCCCCCAATACTCCCAACCGTTAAGAAAATTCTCACAAATAGGGCAGTTTATCTCTCGTTTTGGCAATTTATATTGAAATATACCCCATATCTTAACTGATTTAAAGCCTTTCTTGTCTAAGCTATTTTTTTCTATTAAATCGTTATCATAATTGTAAACATGTTTCCTGCATTCCGGACAGTACACCGCAGTCACATCTTTGGGTTTGCTGCACCCGCTCAGTAATATACAAAAACATAATGCTATTAAAAGTTTTCTCATTTAATAATTCCTGACGTTATTAATTCATAAGGATTTTTACCTTTAGTCGCATTCAATCTTTCATCCTTTAAAGCGCCATATGTTCCGAAGGTCATCTGTTTTTGTTCCTCGGGACCTTTAATCTCCGGGGGCTTTATTGTCGGTATTTTATTTATAAACGTCATGTCATCCATAATGTCATCATGCTTACACAATGGAAACTGAGTTAATTCTAACTCCATGTCATCAGTAAGATCATAATTCCTACCGTCATACCCCATATTTACAATGGAACCCTTTTTCGGCCACAGCCAGTTATGCTGTGTATAATCCGGAACCAAGCTTCTAATCCTGTCTTCCTTGGACGCAGTTTGAGAATTAATCTCCGTGACTGAAAAGAACAACCTCTCTTCCTTGCGTTTTTCCTTAAAGTAATAGACATCTGTTTCCTGGAACCCTATTGCTTCCCAGCCGCAACCTTTAATCTTCCACTTTTTAGCCAGCCTGATCGCTTCATCAACCCTTCTTTTTGGGTCTATCTTATCCCTGATGCCATCAACAATAAACTTCCGGATACGCCCCTCATACCATGCTAGACCGACTACCAGCATAACTGTATAATCACTTCTTTTCTTTCTACGACTTGCAGGGTCAATCAATAGGTAAAAGTTGCACACAGAGGGTATAAAGCTAAAATAGCTGATCATCCCTTCATTAAACTGCATTCTGGCCGGGTCATCGGGCTTTAAAAGCATCTGGCAGTTAAACACCCACATATCCCGCATCATTTCCTGAACACCTTCAACACTGAACCTATCCGGATTAGAAATATTCTCAACTGCTAAGTTCTTAGGATCCTTGTCTTTCAAAAGAGGGAAGTCAAGAACCTTTATGCGAGGGTTGTTAATCTTCACACTATAAAGGTCGACATGATGATACCTAGTGCCCTCGTAATCCTGTAAGGTTATCTGCGGATCGTCAAAATGGCCCTGGTTAAACCGGTTATCCCAATCAAGAGTCTTTTTAATCTGCTCTTCCGTGTTCACACTTTTTTCAGTGACTAAATCGTTCTTCTTTGCCACCTGCCAGTGACGTCCAGTGATTTCAGTATCTACTCCAATGGCCTCGACACTATCCTCAGACCGGGATTTATTCGACCTGCAGGCCACGCTGAACCCGCTCATATTGCCCCAATCCTTCCGATCAGGAATGTACTCAGGGTACAAATACTTTAAAGAACTAGATAAAAACGTATTCTTAATCGCCATTAAATTATCAGAACTGTTATCCTGCCGGTTGTGACATAGGGCAATAACAATATCCGGAAAGTTTAATAATAACTGAACCGTGTGTTTCTTGGTAATAATCGTAGTCTTATAAAAGGTTCTGTGACACAGATACATCCTCTCCATACACAAATCTTTCTTAGGGTCATCAGTAACTTCGTCCACCCTCAATCCGTACCGGCTCATCTTGTGCATCTTAATATGTAAAATCTGCCAGTTCATTAAAGCTATCTCGTCACAAATAGGACGGTAATACTCCGGATACTTGGCTATTAAATCATCTCCGGTCAAGCAGCACAGATAAAAAAGGTCGTTTTGACACAAGAACTTCCTTTTATCATGCAGAATCTTTACAGCAATATTCTCCGATCCCGCACCCGCAATCTCTTGGTCGAACATTAATTTCCTGGCTTCTATTGTTTCCCGCAGTTTAATCATTTTATATACTCTCGTTGTCTAGCAACAACTTACAACTTTTACTATTGTCGTAAGTCCTTTGTTTATGCTTTAAATCTTCCCACATCCTTAACCAACCTTGCATCCCTTTTATAGTTACCCTCTGAGACTTCTCTTCCATTTTATTTAACCCCATTGTTAGACAACGACTTACGATTTTTATTATAAAATTTTTTTACCTCTTTGTTCCCCTCATTGCCCTCGTAGCTGCCTTCGCCTGTCTCCCCAGCTCTTTCTTCACTGCCGGCATAATCTTCTTATCAGCCTTGATCTCCTGCGCTCTTATTAACGTCCTCGCAGCGTCCTCTACTTCCCACTTCTTATCACTATTTAATGGCATATTTACCCCTTTTCTGCTCATAACTCTCTTAGTAACACTAGGTTACACTCTCCATTTGCAAAATTTACTGCGACTAATTCTGTGGCGGGCAGTGATATACCCCCACCCCCCTCAAGGCGAACTCGTTCACCCTTGAGCACCGTCGACACCTTCCTATAATAACTAGTATGTAAACTTAATTTGAATAGCTCTTTATCTATAAGCTTAATGATTCTAATGACATACAACTTGATAGCTTCAATTTGGTTAGTTATGGGATACCTTAACATGGCTTAGTGTCCTATCTCTGATGGCCTGTACTTCTATCTTATCCTCTTTGTTAACAGATAGTTCTGTCTTATTCTCGGTCTTTTCGATGAATCCGCCCTTTATCCTGGCCATACCTTCGAGCGAGCGCAATGTATTGGAATTATCCTTCTCCTTCTTGCATCTCTTCAGGGTCTTTTTATACTCTCTCTTAATATAATCTAAGTCGAAAATGTCTTTTATTTTAGGGTGAGTTCGTATAGATTTATAGAAAGCCCCAGAGTCAACTGTACTACCAGCATAGCCCGCTTCTATTGCGCTTTTTCGTATGTTATGATCGTTTTCTGGTAACTTTATAAGTAGTTTTTGCTGTTTTGGGGTAAGTCTGCGGGAATACTTCTTTCTCTTCGGCTTCGCTTCGCTCTGCTGGTTAGACAATTTAAAGCCTTTCTTTTAGTGGAATGTTGTTTTGTGCTTTTTTCCTTATGTGTAAAGTATATCACTGTTGCCTGGGTAGTGTCAAGAGAAATGTTTACATAACGAATATTATACGATTCTTTGAGAGGGAGCAAGTTAACATAACATATTTATTTGTGTTTTAACCCTTGACATGGTGTTGTTGTTGTGGTAAGCTTGTCTTAGGTCAAGGAATTAACCTTGATAAAAATGGGAGGGTAAAATAATGATAGAATGGGGAAAGATAACAAAAAAGGATAATAAGCTTATATGTAAAATTGTAAATAAAGCAAATAAAACCTGGGTTAACATTAATAAATTTGACCTGATTATGGATATAAGCGCCACGCATTTAAGCAACCCGCTACGGCTAAAAGCCTTACTTGAAGCTGATGCTTTTAACTTTAGCCACGACATCAACGGGATTATGATGTATCTCAATAGAACCACCGGACAATTAACTAATTGTTTTAGCCCAAGATTTAGTAAATAATGATATTAAGGGGGCACAAAGCATATAAAAAATACTTTCTAGGATTGAAGTCTAGATATACCTTAAAACAAACTACTAAAGACCAACAAGACTATATAGCTGAATTAAAGCGCCTTTATAAAAAAATCTCTATAAAAGCAAGAAAAATTAAGAGAGGAGCGGGTAAGTAATGAAAAAACATAAACTAAAATGCTGGAACTGTGGGTATATATGGATCCCGCGAAAGAAGGGCCCTCATGTTAAATGTGCTGAGTGTCAAGTAAGGTTTAGCACCTGGCAGCCTAACAGATTGCTTTAATACTTAAGGGGAGTGGCTGATCTTTAACCATTCCCCTTTTCTTTGTCTATACTTATAGCTTTTGATTTTCTCTTATTACTTAAGGCTTTTGCTCTCCGGTTATGCATGGTTACTTCTCCAGCCATCGCCGTTACTGCAATACAAGCTCTAACTACGCCTAGCATTATTCACCCCCCTTACTTATGGCTTATTGTGTAAGGAATAAATACTGAACTTAACCCTACTGCTGGAGTATTGTCTAGCCCGCCGTATTCAACCCAAGAATTTGTGTAAATCCACCCACCCGGGACTCTTATAACCTTAGTAACTCCATTCTCAAGAGTTATGCTCTCATGTAATTTTAAATCATAAATTGTTTTATTCTTCATCGCTCACCTCTTCCAGGCTTTCAACCTCAATTACCAAGCATTTATGGCAACTTTTTTCTCTATACTTACCCACTTTTTTTATTTTAAACTCGTGATTGCAAGTTTCGTGGCGCCAATTTATTGCGCTGCATATCAAAAAAAGTACTACTATCATCATAAGCATTACTTTAACATACTCTATAAACTCTTTCATTCCCCCTCCTAGTTATTCAATTCTCCGCAATCTTTACACTTTACTTGATTGTCTGGCATCCCATTACCACAACGATCACAGTTTTTCATGGCTTTCCCTCCTTGTTTTAGCAGTTATCTCCTCCGTCTCTACCTCAACCATGCTTTTGATCATTTCAAATGCCTCCTCGCAATTTTTCTTGTTTTTCCCTGTCACTTTAATTTTTAATATTTTTATTATTTCCATAATTTACCCTTTTATTTAGTTTCTTAATATTATCTACTCTTTCCATAAATTGACAATTTGCATATTCATAATTGCCGTCGTTGTTAATCTTATCAATGGATGGGGTTTTCATATTATATGCCTTATACCTGAACCATAATTCTTTTATTTCTAACATAGTTAATTTAAATTTAATCCCCCTGCCACCATAACGACTGTAAGCAGTATTATTTGGGTTTGTACATCTTGATTTAGCACTTATATAAGAAACCGCCCAAGGATTATCTTTTAGCCATTTACGCCTAAGATGATACATTCTTTTTTTATGCTTAATATTATAGTTTTTCTTATCTATTTTTAATTTTTCTTTATTTCCTCTTGCATATTTCCTGACAGCTTTTTTTATCTTTTCTTTATTCTCTTTGTAATAGTTTTGCTTATCTTTTTTTATTTTCGCTTTATTTTTAACTCTATATATACGATAATATTCTTTTGTCTGCTCTTTATCTTTCCAATCCACAATACCCTCCAAATAAAAAAGCCCCATTTCTGCGGTCAGTAGAAAGAACGGTTAATCCTTTCACGCATACTTTGAGGCTGTCTTGACATAAAAAATCCGTACTCTCTACTGACGACTTAATTATATCATTTATTGGATTCATTGTCAACATCTTACTGAGTCTCACTTACTCTTGTGTTATAGCCTTGTGGATTGCCTTGTCTAAATTAAATTTGCTATTTTCTTCTGTATAACAAAATTCGCATTGCTCTTGCTCATGTTCTATTCTTGGGCAAATTGCCTGACAAGTATCATCATCCCCATTACATTGATGAACAGATATTTCTCTGACCATATATCCAACATTATCACAATTAGGGCAATCTAATCTCGACTTAATAATATCTGCTATTTCCTCAACACTCAAAGTCTTGCGTGTGTTCCAAATAATATTAATTACTTCCCCTTCATCAAATCTAATACAATCACCCTCGCAATGATTTACAGATTCATTAAAACCACAATTACAAACTTCCATATCTTCTAAAATTTTTTCTTCGCAAGGGATTCCATTTTCTTTTGTCCACTCATATTCTTTGCTTTCTAATATATTACCAAAATTATCTTTTACTTTAAAGCTACACTTCTTCAATTTCTCAGTGGACATTAACACCCCCTACTTTGAGCTAAATTTTCTTTGAACTCCATAAAACAGCAATTACTAAACTCATAATCTCCGTTACTGTTTTCCCTATGTATGCTCGGTTTATTCATTAGTCTAGCATTATCTCTGTGCCACAATTTCTCAACTTCTTTTAATGTGAGCTTAAACTGTATTCCTTTCCCCCCATACCATTTATACCCTTGATATTTTTCGTCGACACATCTTTTTTTAGCACAATGATAATGAGTTGACCATGGAGCTTTCTTCCGCCATTCTCTTTGGAGTTTTAATGCTAGTTCTGGTTTATTTTTTCTAAATGCTTCACTCACTTTGCGTATTTTTTCTCTATTTCTTTCACACCATTTTCTCTTTGATTCTTTTACTTTTT